GATCGAGGAGGACGGCACCGAGGTCGAGTTCCACGAAACGGTCGCGACCGACCGCCGCCGCCCCGGCCCGCACGACCGCCACAGCGGCGACGGGTTCCGCGATCTCGTCCTGGACGTGCAGCGTGTCGTGGACTCCCTGCCCGGCTATCTGCGGCCGTGGTGCGCCATGCTCGGCGAGTTGGACATCCGCGAGGCGTCGCGGCGGTTCGGCATTCCCCGCTCGAAAATTCACCGGATCAAGGCCGAAATCCGCACCGCCTTCGAGGCCGCCGGCCTGGAGGTGTACGTGGCCGGTCGCTGACCCGCCGCGCGACCACCTGCGGCTGTTTCCGGTAGATATCTAATAGAGGGCCTTCGTGCCGTCGCGAAAGGAGGCGACATGCGAAAAACGTGACGTAAGTCTGCGAAATGGATCGGGTTGCGGCAGCGGCGCGACACGGGCAACCCCCAGCGCCGCGGCGGGTTCGACTCCCGCCGCCCGACGTGGCTGGCCAGCCAACGTGTACGAAATCTCAAAGACGGAAAACTCCAAAACAAAGGAACACTATGACCGCATTGCACGGTTTGCAGACGATCCATCGCGGCGTCCGGCACCTGCCGCCCCGGCTGCTCATCTACGGCACCGAGGGCATCGGCAAGAGCAGCACCGCCGCCGGGGCGCCAAGCCCGATCTTCGTGCCCACCGAGGACGGGCTGGCGCAAATCGACTGCCACGCCTTCCCGTTGGCCACGTCGTTCGAAGAGGTTGTCTCGTCGCTGGCCGCGTTGGCGGGCGAGGAGCATGACTATCAGACCGTCGTCATTGACACGCTCGACTGGCTGGAGCGGCTGATCTGGGCGAGGGTGTGCCTCGACCGCAACGTCAAGAACATCGAGGACATCGGCTACCAGAAGGGCTACGTCTTCGCCCTCGACCTCTGGCGGCGGATCACGGACGGGCTGGACCGCCTCCGCAACGACCGGGGTATGTGCATTGTGTTGCTGGCGCACTGCAAGATCGAGAAATTTGAGGACCCCGAGTCGCCCGCGTATGACCGCTACTCGCCGCGCCTGCACAAGCACGCCAACGCCCTGATTACCGAGTGGGCCGACGCGGTGCTGTTCGCCACGCGGAAGATCGTCACCCGCACGGAAGATCAAGGCTTTGGCCAGAAGCGGACCATCGCCAGCGGTAACAACCGCGACGGCGGTGAGCGGATTTTGCGTTGCGTCGGCAGTCCGGCGTGCGTCGCCAAAAACCGCTACAGCCTGCCCGCCGAACTTCCCCTGTCCTGGAACGAACTGGTGAACCACATCGCCGCCGGCATGAACGGCGGAAAGGAGAACAACAATGGCTGATCTTCAAGGTTTCAACGCGAACGAAGTCGAACCGATGCCCAGTTACGAGCCGCTGCCCGCTGGCCAGTACACGGCCACGGTCGTGGACTCCGAGGAAAAAATCAGCCAGGCGGGCAATCGGTTCGTGGTGCTGGTGTTCGAGGTGGCGGAGGGTCCGCACGCGGGCCGCAAGCTGTGGGTGAATTTGAACCTCTACCACCCCAGCCCCGACATCGTGAAATTCGCCCGCTCCGAGTTGGCGTCGATCTGCCTGGCCGTCGGCGTGCCGTCGCCCCAGAACAGCGGCCAACTGCACCACATCCCGCTGGTGATCGACGTCAGATGTGCCCCCCGGAAGGACACCGGCGAACTCCAGAACCGCGTCAAAGGCTACGCCGCGAAATCCGCCTCGCCGCGCGGCACCACGCCGCCGGGCGCGTCGATGGGCGCGTCGGCAGGCGCATCGCAGAGTCATCCGCAGCAGGGGCAGCCTCAGCAGGCCCCGGCGACCGGCACAACTCCACCCCCGTGGAAACGATAAGGAGGTCCCCATGAATCCGAACCCACGAAAAGAGATGGACCTCGCGCCTGGCCAGCCGATCCCCGGCAGCAAATACGTGCGGGCCTACTGCCGCTGCGGGGCGGCCATGCGGGTCTCGAAGGAGACCTTTGAAAACGGCGGCTATCCCGACTGCTCCGATTGCACGCGGCCGCTCCAGCCCGGCCACGGCACGCAGAACGACACGGGCGAATACGACGAGCACGACGGGGCCTGGGACAACGCCGTCCGGGCGTGGGAGGACACGGCATGATGATGACGTTGCCGTACCCTCCGAGCATCAACCGCTACTACAGGCACGTCGGGTATCGCACGCTCATCAGCCGGGAGGGCCGGACGTTCCGAAAGAACGTCTGTGCCCTCCTGGCCGGGGCAGGCGGAAACGGCGGGCCTCGCAAACCGCCCGCCGGTGGCCGCATCGCTCTGGCGATGGACGCCTTCCCTCCCGATAGGCGCGTGCGCGACCTTGACAATTTGCAGAAGCCCACCCTCGACGCCCTCCAGCACGCGGGCGTATACGCGGACGACGAAGCCATCGACCTGCTTCTGACACGCCGCCGCCATGTCGTGCCCGGCGGGCGTCTCGAAATCGAAATGATCGACCTTCCCCTACACAAATGCCCGCTCTGCGGAGCGGCGACGGCGGCCCAGGCCACAGGAGATGAACCATGAATGCACTCGACGAACTCGATGATCTTGACGAACTCGACACCATCGACGGCGACGACGATCTCGACGAACGCGACGGTTTTGATGAAGAGGAAGAGGATGAGGACGACGAGGATGACGACGACCTCGACGACGATGACAATTTTGACGGCGACGGCTATTTCGGCGGCGACGATGACGACGGTTTCGATGGCAACGGCTTCGCTGACGACGGCCTTTTCGACGATGACGGCCTTGACGTTTCCATGATGGACGTGTGGGAGCGTCCCGAAACGACCCACCGGAAATGCCAGTATTGCAAGCAGCCCCGCGACTGCCGCCAAGGCCCCGACCCGTACCTCTTCTACTTTCACCGCGAAATCGAGGAGGTCTGGCTGTGCGACGAATGCTTCGGCCTCCGCGAAGAAGGCAAACACCTGCCCGAAAACCAGGACGAGGAATGATGACCGCGACACCACCGACAATTTCGCTTCGCCCATACCAGGCCGACGCCGTCGCCGCCGTGTACGACCATCTGCGCCGTCGGGATGACCACCCCTGCGTGGTCATCCCGACGGCCGGGGGCAAGACGCCCGTCATGGCCACGATCTGCCGCGACGCCGTGCAACTATGGGACGGCCGCGTGCTGATCCTCGCGCACGTCAAGGAGTTGCTCGAACAGGCCGTCGAAAAACTCCACACGATGGCCCCGGACCTGTGGATGCAAACCGGCATCTACTCGGCCGGCTTGCGCAGCCGCGACACCGACAAACCCATCATCGTCGCCGGTATCCAGTCCGTCTATCGCCGCGCCGCTGAACTGGACCGCTTCGACCTCATCCTTGTAGACGAAGCCCACATGCTGCCTCCAGACGGCGAGGGCATGTACCGCCAGTTCCTACAGGATGCCAAAACGGTCAATCCCCACGTCCGTCTTGTGGGCCTGACCGCCACCCCATACCGCATGGCCAGCGGCATGATCTGCGGGCCGGAAAATCTGCTCAACCACGTCTGCTACGAGGTCGGCGTCCGCGAACTGATCGGCCAAGGCTACCTGTGCCCGCTGAAAACCAAAGCGGGCAAGCAAAAGGTGGACACGTCGAACCTCCACATTCGCGGCGGCGAATTCGTCGCCAACGAGGTCGAGGCCCTCATGGACGACGACACCACCGTCCGCGCCGCCTGTCGTGAAATCGCCAACCACGCGCAGGACCGCCACGCCGTCCTGATCTTCGCCGCCGGCATCCAGCACGCCCGGCACGTCCAGAGCGTGCTGCGGGAGATGGGCCACGAGTGCGGCTTCGTATGCGGCGAAACGTCACCTGTCGAGCGGGCCAACACGTTGGAGCGCTTCAAGGCGGGCAATCTGAAATACCTGGCCAACGCCAACGTCTTGACTACCGGCTTCGATGCCCCCAACATCGACTGCGTGGCGTTGCTTCGCCCGACGAATTCGCCGGGCCTCTATTATCAGATGGTCGGTCGCGGCTTCCGGCTCCACCCGTCGAAAACCGACTGCCTCGTTCTGGACTTCGGCGGCAACATCCTCCGCCACGGCCCGGTCGATGCCCTCCTTATTAAACAGCCGGGCGTGGGCGGCGGCGAAGCCCCCGCCAAGGAATGCCCCGACTGCCAGACGGTCGTCCACGCCGCCTGTACCCGCTGCCCGGAGTGTGGCTACACCTTCCCGCCGCCGGAACGCGAAAAACACGACGACACTGCCACGACCGCCGGCGTGCTCACCGGGCAGGTCGAGGACAACTACGTCCTCGTTACGGATGTTCGCTATCGCGTGCATACCAAACAGGGTGCCCCCGACGACGCTCCG